GCTCCCATCATTTGCTCAGTTTGCAGTAGTTTCGGACCGTTGCCCGACTGATCTTGTACCGCTTCGCGAGCCACGTCACGCCCTTCCCGGCCGCTCGATAGTCGCGAAGCTCAGCGCGCTTTTCCTCGCTCAACGAGAACTCGCGCCCGTACTTCGCGCCCTTCACCTGCTTGTTGTGCTGCATCGTGCGCGACGTGCGCTCGCTGATCCAGTTGCGCTCCAGCTCGGCCAGCGACGCCAGCAGAGTGGACACGAAGCGGCCGAGCGCGGTCTTGGTGTCCACGTTCTCTTTGATCGAGCGGAAGTGCACGCCCATCTCGTCTAGCCGTTCAAGGTTGTTCAACAAGTCAAGGGTAGAGCGGCCGAACCTGTCAATGCTCGTGACCACGACGGTGTCGCCCTCCCGAACGTCCTTCCACAGCAAGGCCAAGCCGGGGCGTTTCCGGCTCACTCCCGACTTCTTATCCCTGTGGACGTGGTCGGAGTGGCAGCCCGCTTTGATCAGGTCGGCGATCTGAGCGTCTAGGCTCTGGTCCTCAGTCGATACGCGGGCGTAGCCGATCATCAGCCCGGCGGCTGCATCCTCGATCTCGACTGCCTTCTTTCGCGCCATAACCGCCCATTGCCGATTTCCACAGGTCAGTGGCAACTTTATGCGCGCATCCTAGTTGCCAGTCAAGTGGCGACGTGCTACATATCCACCATCAGACATGGGAGAGCGACATGTGGAAGCCGAACCGCCTCGGGAATGAGTACCTGAACCACGCGCAGGCTGACGGCCTGATCGCCGACATCGCCAATGCCCGCGAAGCTCTGGATGCTCTGGAGCAGGCGATCAAGACCGAGCATCCGAACCGCATCCAGGACTACGTCAACGACGTGACGCGGTGGATGGGCTTCGCGACATTGTTCTGCAAGTCGGCCGCCCTGGACGACGAGCACCGGCGCGAGAAGATCGCACGCATCGCCCTCAACGCCGCGTGAGCACTGGAGGCCGCACCGATGTTTACCGATGAGAACATTGCCGAAGGCGAGAAGTCACCGACGCTCGGCCCGGCCTACTTCTGCTCGCGCGATGTAGTCGAGCGCGCCATGGCTGGCGTGCAGTCCAGTGACTTCAAGCCGATGCTCGACAGCATCGTGAAGCAGATCAGTGACCATGTGTGGACGAAGATGCATGACCACCTGCTCGTCGACACGGAGATGAACCTGCAAGGCGCTATGTGGAGTCAGGTTGACGACATGGTGAAGCACATCCTGGCCGGCGAGAAATGGGCTATGGAGAAGTTCGCGCTTGGCGCGCGCTACGACTGCGAAGCAGTGCGCGAAGCGGTCGCTCGATACGTCCCGGCGGAGCTTCAGGACGCCCGCGTTGCCGACCTTGAGAAGCAGGTTGCGGAGCTCAAGAAAGACGTTGAATTTTACCGCCGCGAGCGGTGAGCAGAAAGGGCCCGAGCATGTCGGTGACAGAGCAATTCAAAGACGACAGCGCCCGCGCGGCCATCAAGGCGCTGCGCGGTTTGGAGCAGACAGCGATCATGCTGGAGACCTACGCGCCTGAGATTTTCCCGACAGTGGACGAGCACGGACGGAAGACTTTCGGCCGCGTCATGATGGAGAGCGCCGCCCAGGCGATCCGCGATGCGTGGTCGGATGCCATCAAGGACGTTGAGAATGCCGAGCGCGCTCGGCAGATCGAAGCGCAGAACACATAAAGGGCCGCATCATGTTGAACGATCTGAACACACTAGCCGCAATGACACTGCGCAATGCCCTTGAAGCCGCCATCATCCAAAACGAGCGCGAGATTGCGCGCAGTTGACAGGTTGCAACTGATGTGATCTGATCAGCGCAGTGAACGAACTCACGCCCGGCAGCCGGAAACGGCGAGCCGGGCATTGCATTTGGAGGGGAAGCAGGCGGCATGGCGAACGCGATATACCCCAAGTTCAAGGAGGCCGCGTTCAAGGGTGCCGCGAACGTGGATGTGACCAGCGGAACCATCAAGGTGACGCTGGTCGACCTCGCCGACTACACCTACAACGCCAGTCACCAATACGTCTCCGATGTGCCGGGCGCGGCTCGCGTCGCTACCTCCACCATGGCTGGTATGACCATGGTTGCCGGCCTGTTCGATGCCAACGATGTGACGTTCGTCGGGGCGAGTGGAGACCAATCGGAAGCGCTGATCATCTGGAAGGACACGGGCGTCGAGGCCACGTCCCGCCTCATCTGCTACCTCGACACGGGCGTCACCGGGCTGCCGATAACGCCATCTGGCGGCGACATCGCCATCTCCTGGAACGCGGCCGGCATATTCCAGGACTGATCTAGTGCCAACCATCGTCCTCACCTCCGGATCGTCTTGGACGGTGCCGGCGGACTGGGACAACGCTCAGAACACCATCGAGTGCATCGGAGCTGGCGGTACCGGCGGCGTTTTTACGGAGGTGGCAGAGCCGGGCGGCGCTGGCGGCGCCTACGCCAGGATCACGAACCTGGCGCTGACGCCAGGAGCGACCGTCCAGTTCCACATCGGACAGCCCGGGTCTGCCGCGGCGACCGTCGATACGTGGTTCAACGGGGCATCGGTTGCGGCGGCGTCGGTCGGCGCCAAAGGCGCGATCGGTTCCGCGCGCGGGCTGGCATCGGCCTCGATCGGCACGCTCAAGCGCAGCGGCGGCGCGGCCGGAACATCGGTCTTTGACCACCAGGGCGGCGGCGGCGGCGCAGGCGGCCCTTCGGGAGACGGTGCATCCGGCGGCAGCGCGAGCACGCAGTATGGAGCCGGCGGCGGTGCTGCAGATGGAGGGGCGGCCGGATCGCCGTCTGGCGCAAACAATGGCGGCAACGGCGGTGCCAGCGCGCACGCTGCCGGCGGCGCCGGAGGACTGTCGAGCTTAAATGAGCCGGCCACGCATGGCGGCAACGGCTCTCAGGGCTCCGGCGGTGGCGGCGGCGGAGATTACGACGGGTTCGGCGGCAATGGCGGCAACGGCGGCGCCGGAATCGGGATGGGGGATGGCTCCATCGGTCCAGGCGGCGGCGGCGGCGGCGTCGGGTCATTCTCCGTCGACGCCGGCATCGCAGGTGCCGGTGGGTTGTACGGCGGCGGCGGTGGCGCGGGCGGGGGGCTCGGCGCCCAAGGCGTCATCGTCATCAGCTACGGCTCTCCGTCGCCGCAGCTTCTCTCGCCCAGCCGCGTCGACGACGCTGAGACGGTCCATGCACCGATCATCGCGCTGCTGCCGCACATCAACAGCCCGGACACGTTCTTTGCAGCCGGTGTTGTCGCTCTCGTCAGGATGCCGTTCATTGCCGATGCCGAGGCCTGGCCAGAGCACCGAATGGTGGCATTCCTCGCTCCGCCACCCGTGTCCGAGCCGGACACGTTCCCAGATGCCGACGCCTACGCTCACGGCACAGTCGAGCGCTTCCACATGAGGAACACGATGCAGAGCATGACTGGAGGATCGTCGGCGCCGGGTGGTAGCACGCGGGCTGGCCGAGCTTCCGGCGGGACCATCAGCGGCCGTCGCGGCCTGCGGTTCACGAGCGCGGTGCACTGATGTCCGTCATCCCAGGCGCATTCCGTCCCGGAACGTCCGTGACACTAGATGGCGCCTTCACTGATGCGGATGGCTTCATGGTCGATCCGGAGATCGTGACGTTCCGATTGCTGTCTCCAGATGGGGAGGAGACCTCATTCGTCTATCCCGGCGCCATCACCCGCGCCGAGGCCGGCAAATACTCCGTCACCGTCAAGCCGGATGGCGGCGGCGTCTGGTCCTGGCGCTGGGAGACCGAGACGGACGGCAAGGCATTCACGCCAGAAGGCTCGTTCGTCGTCGCAACATCGCCGTTCACAGACGCCTGTAGGGATGCCTATCGGTGGTGAAGCTCGATCCGGTCAGGGAGAAGTTCGCCCAGGCGTTTCATGCGACAGGGAATGCGTCCGAGGCATTCCGGAGGGCAAACCCGCGCTCGAAGAAGTGGAAGCCAGAAGCGCTACACCCAAAAGCATCGAACATGCTCGCCGAGGATAAGGTCCAGGCAAGGCTGAGCGAATTGCAGGCAGCAAGCGCCGAGCGCCACATGATCACGATCGAGACGCTGACGGAAATGCTCAAGGACGACAGGATGTTGGCCCGCGAGAACGCGCAATCGAGCGCGGCCGTCAGGGCCGTCGAGGTGATGGCGCGGCTGCATGGGCTGCTGGTCGAGAAACAGGAGCACACAGGCAAGGACGGAACGCCACTGACACCTGTGATCAACGTGACGGTATCTGGCGATGCCGGCGCGAAATCCTGAGATCAACCTGCAGCTCCACCCCAAGCAGGGCGTGGCGTTGCAGACGAGCGCGACGGAGGTGCTCTACGGCGGCGCGGCAGGTGGCGGGAAAAGCCACCTGATGCGGGTCGCAGCCATCCTGTGGTGCGCGTCTATCGCTGGCCTGCAAGTCTATCTGTTCCGCCGAATCCGCGACGATCTGGTGAAGAACCACATGGAGGGGTCGAGTGGATTCCGGGCCCTCCTGGCACCATGGGTGCTGTGCGGCTTCGTGCGCATCGTCGACGATGAGATCAGGTTCTGGAACGGATCGAAGATCTGGCTCTGTCACTGCAAGGACGAGAAGGACGTCTACAAGTACCAAGGCGCCGAGATCGGCGTTCTGATGATCGACGAGCTCACGCATTTCACCGAGACGATGTACAGGTTTCTGCGGTCGCGCGTCCGCATGGTGGGTGTGCAGGTGCCACCGCAGATGGCTGGATGCTTCCCGCGCATCCTGGCCGGATCGAACCCAGGCAACATCGGGCACCTGTGGGTCAAGGCGTCCTGGGTTGACGAGACGAAGGACCAGGAAATCCGCCAGATGAGCCCGGATCAGGGCGGCATGCGGCGGCAGTACATCCGCGCGCTGCTCGAGGACAATCCGTCGATGGCGACGGACGATCCGGATTACGAGAACAAGCTGGAAGGCCTGGGATCGAAGGCGCTGGTCGACGCGATGCGGTGGGGTGACTGGGATGTGGTCGAGGGCGCTTTCTTCGAGTGCTGGGATGCGCGCCGTCACGTGGTCAAACCCTTTCAGATCCCGCAGCATTGGCTCAGGTTCGTGAGCATGGACTGGGGCTCGGCATCGCCGTTCTCGGTCGGATGGTGGGCGGTGGCGACGGAGCAGGCGACAGTGACGGGGCGTAACAACAACTCCGTCGTCGTGCCGCGTGGGTGCCTGGTGCGATATCGCGAGTGGTACGGAGCGAGTGGTCCGAACGTTGGTCTCAAGCTCGCGAACGAGGCGATTGCCGACGGCATCAAGCAGCGCGAGCCCGGCGACGCAATCGCTTACCGCGTGCTCGATCCGGCGTGCTTTGCCGAGCATGGCGGGCCGTCGATCGCGCAAGTCTTCGCCGAGCGGGGGGTGCATTTCACCAAGGCCGACAACACGCGAGTGGCAGGCGTTGGTGCAATCTCGGGGTGGGGCCATGTGCGTCAGCGCCTGGTCGGCGACAGTGATGGCCGTCCGATGCTGGTCATGTTCGAAACGTGCCGGGATCTGATCAGGACGCTGCCGGCGCTGCAACACGACAAGGTGCGGCCAGAAGACATCGATACCGACATGGAAGACCACGCCGCCGACGACGTGCGCTACGCGTGTGCCTCTAGGCCATGGATCAAGCCGGCGCCCGTGGTGAAGCGGCCAGGTGACGCGTTCCGAAGGGCAGCCGGAGGCGGGGAAGGCGAGTCGTGGAAAACGATATGATGCAGCCGGCACAGGCCGGCGGCCAGCCCCCTGCCGTGGCCGCCATGAAACCGACAGGGCCGAGCATCGAGACGCTGGTTGAGTGGATCGACGAGGCTGAAGAGGCGAGCAACACTGCGCGCAAACTCGCCGAGACGTGCCGGCGCTACTACCACAACAAGCAGCTTTCCGCTGAAGAGCGGAGGGTGCTGAAGCTACGCAAGCAGCCGGAGATGATGGAGAACATCGTCCGGCGTAAGATCAAGTTTCTCAAAGGTTGGGAGCGGCAGACGCGCTCCGATCCAAAAGCGTGGCCACGCAATGCCCCGGAGGACGAGGAGGCGGCGGAGGCGGCGACCGACGCGCTTCGGTTCCAGGAACAGGCGCAGTTCCTGGACCAGACGCTCTCCTACGTCTGGGAAGACATGCTGCTGTGCGGATATGGCGGCGTCGAGGTGCTGGGTCCGAACGAGATCGACCCCAAGCTCGTCGATGTGAAGCTGTGGCGATGGGACCGGCTCGGCTATGACCCGCATTCTTCGGCGGCCGACTTCTCCGACGCGCGCTACATCTACACCGTGACGTGGATGGACAAGGACGATGCGATCGCCAAGTGGCCACAGGCTAAGCAGGCAATTGCCGCGACCATCCAGCGCGAGGTGAGTCTGAACGGCAAGACGTATGATGACAAGCCAACATGGCGGGCGTGGGCGAGCCGCGCAAAGCGCGAGCGCGTGAAGATCATCCAGATCTACTACCGCGAGGGTGGTGCATGGCACTGGTGCCTGTTCACGCGCGGAGGGAAGATCGATGGCGGCGCGGTTGAGTTGCTGGACCAGATGGGTCGGCCGGAATGCCCCCTGCTGTTGCAATCGGCCTACGTCGACGAGGAGAACAACCGTTACGGCGAAGTCGTCGAGATGCTGACGATGCAGGATGCCGTCAACAAGACGCATTCCAAGCTCGTGCATCTGATGAACTCGCGCCAGACCATGGCAGAGACCGGCGCGATCCAGGACCCGGACACGTTCAAGGACCAGTTGGCGCGACCCGATGGCCACATCGATCTGCAGGTCGGAGCGCTGACGAACAAGCGCTTCCAGGTGATCGAGCACTCAGTCGACGTGTCAGCCCACTCGGCCCGCCTCGACAGCCTGAGGTCGCGCTTCGAGCTGATGGGGCCGAACGCCGCGTTGCAGGGTAAGCAGGGACAGAGCGCGTCCGGACGGGCGATCAGGGCAAGCCAGGAAGGCGGCCTGATCGAGCTTACCGACATCAAGGACGAGCACACCCACCTCAAGCGCCGGGTCTATCGCGCACTCTGGAACCGCATCCGGCAGTTCTGGACCGAAGAGACCTGGGTGCGTGTCACGGACAACGACGACAACATCCGCTTCGTCGGGTTCAACCGGCCGCTGACCGGCTACGAGGATTTACTCGAGCAGGCCAAGAAGGAAGGCATCGAGGAGCAGGAAGCGCAGCAGAAGATCATGGCGGCGATCGAGCAGAACCCGCAGCTGCGCATGGAGATGGATCAGGTAGTGCGCATCGCCAACGTGCCCGCAGAGACGGATGTCGACATTATCGTCGATGTGGCGGGCGAGAGCATCAACCTCGCCGAGGAGACGTTCCAGACGCTGTCCGGAATGTTCCCGCCCGGAATGCTGCCGCCCGAGGTCATCCTGGAGCTGGCACCGATCTCGCCGAAGAAGAAGCGGCAGATCAAGGAGATGCTGAAGCCGCCGCCGCAGCAGGTGCAGGAGCAGCAGCTGGCGAAGGGGCTGGAGGCGGAGAACATGGCCGCCGATACCGAACAGAAGCAGGCTGCCGCCGCGCGCGACCGTGCGAGCGCTGGACAGGCGGCGATGGCGGCGATCGCGCCGCCGATGCCGGTCGGGCCACAGGACCAGCAGTTCCTGCAACAGCAGTGAGATTCCCGCCGCCGGGGATAACGGGCGAGATTGAAGGCGACGCGATCCATCCCGCCGCCGGGGGTGCGCGTGGCGAGAGTTCGTACGGGCGATGAGAGACAGCAGAATGACCGGAACGAAGTCGATCGAGGAGCTCTATTCGACTGCGCCCGACACGGCCGATCAGCAGACGGCGGTGGAGCAGGTGCAGCCTACGGAGCAGACGGGCGCCGCCGAAGCCGCACCTGCCGCGCAGCAGGGCAGTGGCGAGGCGGGCGAGGGTGCGCCGCCGGCATCCACGCCTCGGATGACTGACAAGACGGTGCCGCTGTCTGCACTGGAGGACGAGAGGCGCAAGCGCCAGTCCCTGGAGAGCCGGCTTGCCGAGATGGAGCGCAAGCTCAATCCGCGGCAGGACGAAGCGGTAGATCCGGTCGTCGATCCTGATGCGTTCAGGACGCGGATCATGGTCGACCGCTTCGAAGACCGTCTGTCCCTCGCCGAGGACGTGCTGATCGACAAGGTCGGAGAGCAGCCATACCGCGCGGCCGAGCAGGCCGTGCTGCAGGCCGCCGCAGCCGACCAGTCGTTCGCGCGCTCCTTCGGCCAGGAGGTGGCGCGGGCGAAGAACCCCGCGAAGTACACCTACGAGATGGGCCAGCGGATCATCCAGGCGGCGGAGAGCCGAGATCCCGACAAGATGCGGGAGCGGCTCAAGGCCGAGATCATGGCCGAACTCGGCATCAAGACGGCTCAGGGGCAGCAGACCGCCCCGAAGGCGGCGCCGCGCGTCCCCCCATCACTGGCCGGTGTGCAATCGCAGGTTTCCCGAAACGAGGGGAGCCGAGCGGTGAAGCGACGGTCGATCGAGGAACTCTACGAGTAGGAAGATAGCCAATGGCTGGAACGACGGTGCCTGCCGACATGACGGTCGAGCAGTGGGACGATCAATACTTCGAGGACTTCGTCAACAAGGACTGGTGGAAGAAGTTTTCCGGATCTGGCGCGGACACGATGATCTGCGTCAAGGAAGACCTCGTCGATAAGCCCGGCAACAAGGTCCACGTGGCCCTCGTCAACGAGCTGGAGAGCGAGCCGCTCGGTGAAAACGACCTCTTCGAGGGTAACGAGAAGAGCATCAAGCTCCGAGATCAGGCGATCGAGGTGCACGAGTACGGACTGCCGCTCAAGTTCAAGCACTTCGAGCAGAAGAAGACGGCGATCAGCCTGCGGCAGGCACACAAGTCGGCGCTGGAGACATGGAACACGAAGCTGCATCGCGACAAGGTGCTGCACGCGCTGACCGGGTTCTACGACTCGGCCGGACTGTCCTACCGCTTCAATCCGACCACCGGCCTGGTGGCGCAGCTTGGTCCCGGAAATCCGGCGTGGCAGGCGTCCGGAGCGAGCGAGACGGTCAAGGACTTCTGGCTCAGCAAGAATGGAGACCGCGCCTTGTTCGGCGCAGCGCTCGGCAACACGGTCGCGGGCGATATGTCCGCCAGCCTCGCCAACGTCGACAGCACGAACGACAAGTTCACGCCGGACGCGCTGGACCTGATGAAGTACATGGCGGAGCATCCGGCCGCTGGGAAGCCGAAGGTGCGTCCAATGACGCCGCGGGGAAAGATCGCCGAGAGCCACGGCTTCGTGGCATTCGTCGATGATCTGATTCTGCGCGACATCAGGGCGAACACGGCGTTCCAGCAGGCCAACCGAGAGGCACGCCAGCGCGGCACGGACAACCCAATCTTCATGGGCGCCAACTACATCTGGAACAACGTGGCGATCTATTCGATCCCCGAACTCACGCCGCTCAAGTCGGTGGGTGCGTCGAGTATCGACGTCGGCCGCGTCATGCTCTGCGGAGCACAGGCCGTCGGCGTCGCCTGGGGCAAGCGGCCGTGGACGGTGGACAAGAAGATCGACTTCGACCGCTTCTCTGGCCTCGCCATCATGCAGTGGTACGAGGTCGACAAGCTCCGCTGGGGCACCGGCGCTACCGACAAGGATGATCCCGTCGATCACGGCATCGTTCACGGCTTCTTCTCGGCAACTGCCTACGCCTGATCCTGACGGGGCTGTCGACCAGCCCCGTTTCCAACCCTCATCGACGAAGGACCATTCAACATGGGTACTCTCGTATCCCCCCACTACCGCGAGGCGCCGAGCTTCGGCTACGCCGGCACGATGAAGTGCATCGACAGCGGCGACGTCGCGGTCGCCACTGGCGACATCGACCTGAACGACCTGATCACCGTATTCCGGATACCGAAGGGATTTACGGTTGTCGGTGCCATCTTGGAGGCGACCGACATCGATGCGCATGGTACGCCGACAGTAACGTTGGCGCTTGGTGATGCCGGAGACGATGACAGGTTCATCACCGGAGCGACGATCGGCCAGGCCGGTGGCGTCGGCAGCACCATCGCTGCCAGTGGCTGCTTCTACACATTCACGGCGGACACGGACGTGCAGGTCAAGGTGACGGCAGCCGCGGCCACGGCGGCGGCCGGAACGATCCGGGCGTGTCTCATCGGCTTCGAAAGCGCGGTGTACTGACATGAAAGTGACGATCACATACAGAGGCGACCCGGCGGCGCCTGGTACCGCCAAGCCGTCCGTGACGATGCGCGGCATCGAGTTCCCGCTGAACGTCGGCGTCGGGCTCGACGTGGCGAGCGATGCCGGCAAGACCCTGGTCGCCAAGCTGCGCGCCAACCGCGAGTTCGTCGTGGACGAGCCGGGACATTCGGGCGAGGCCAAGACCAAGGCCGGGAAGGGCAATGGCTGAGGTCAAGACGCCGATCGAGCTCGCGCGGGCGGTCCTGCGCGAGCTTCGCATACTGCGCTACGACGACGAGCCGGATGCCGACGTGGCAAACCTCGTCAAGGAGGTTTACGGCGGCCTCTATGCGGAGTGGCAGATCGACCGCATCGCGTTCTGGTCGTCTGACCTCATCCCGGAGTCGGTGTTCCGCCCGGTCGTGAGGCTCGTGGCGGCAGAGATCGCGCCAACCTTCAACAAGCCGTACGACGCGGCCGACGCGAAACAGCGGCTCGAAGCCGCCGCGGCGCGGGGATGGTCCGGACGTAACGTCAAGGTGCAATACTTCTGATGCCCCCACGCCCCCTGCGTCTGGCGCAGCGCTCCAATCCAGGCCGCGACCCGGCGCTAGGGGCGCCGCGGCTGGTCAACTGCTACACCGAGGCACAGGGCGAGGACGGCAAGGCCGCATGGCCGATCGTCGCCGTGCCCGGACTCAGGCGATGGCTCGAGCTGTCCGCACAGGGCTGTCGCGGCCTGCACGTCGTCGACGATCAGATCGCATTGGCGGTTTACGGGGCCGATATCATCGAGATCCAGCGCGACGGGACGTGGCGGGTCGCGGGCGGCATCGCCGGCACCGGGCTCGTGACCTTCGGGCAGAATCGCAGGCCGGCAGGGACCGAGGTTGCTATCGTCGACGGTGCGAACAGGCGCATCTACGACGCGGTGGCGGGAACGGTCGCGCTGGTGACGGACAGCGATCTCCCGATCGAGACGATCGGTTGCGA